CGCAGGTTGGTATGCAACCGAAGATGGTGTGACTACATCAGTTGCACATTGGCTCGAAGAAGATGACTTCCGCAATAATGGTGGAGTCATGAATCATGAAACCGTAGAGAGTATCTCAAAGCGTCGTAAACCATTCACCGTAGATTATACTGGTTTTGGATGGGTACTAATTAAGCACGGAGTATTTGAGAATTCTGAGATGAAGTATCCTTGGTTTGCACCAAAGATGCAAGTCTTTGATTCTGGAGACGTTCAAGATATGTGTGGAGAAGATGTATCATTCTGTCTCGACGCGAAAGAAGCAGGTTTTGAGATTTGGTGTGATCCTCGCATTCGCGTTGGACACGAAAAGACTCGCGTAATCTGATGACTACTAAGTATAATATCCTTTGTAAGGGACGTAAAATTTACACAGATCTTACAGAGGAAGAATACTTCAACACTATGGAGGATCTGGCAATTGATTTCTATCAGTCAGGTTCTCCAAATCCAAATGAAATTGAAACTGAGGTAATTGAAAATGGCTAAGCGTCCGTCACTGTCTGGTAAAGTTGTTATTGAATCGAAGCCCAAGAAGAGTCGTCAAGGGTCTGGTGCTCATACTAAGTACGCCGCTACTTCTCGTAACGGGGCAAAGAAAAGATATAGAGGTCAGGGGTAATTCATAAAGTATTATGATTCAATTGAATCCCACAATCCCAGTCATTACTCCTAAGGGTAAAGGCTGGGCATTTTTTTGCATTGATCGATCACAAGAACACGACCTAGAATGGGTTGTCTTTTTGGATGAAACTGGTGAATGTTGGACCTTTCGAAATTCTGAGATTCGTATTCAGAAAAATTACACACTTTCTCGTAAAAATGTCAGTGATTTTTCGACAAATAAATAAATCTTTAGTGTGGATTTTATGCCTTGGAAAGATTTTCAATGGGTAAACACCTCTTGTTAGAGGTTTATGATATAAAGTTTGACTTATTGAATGATGGAATTGCCATTCAGGAAGTCATGGTGCGCGGAATTAAACGTGCAGGAATGACAATTCTCAACATTTATCAACATTGCTTTGTTCCACAAGGAGTTACGATTGTAGTTGCACTATCGGAAAGTCATGTTTCGTGCCATACATGGCCAGAAGAAGGTGCGATTGCAATTGATGTATATACATGTGGAGAAGGGAATCCTAAATTGATCGCACTAGAACTATTAAAATACTTAGATTCGAATAATTTTAGACTAAAAGAGATAGATCGTTAAATAGGAATAGGGAGATAGCAACCTCCTTCCAAAAAAAGTTCTGTTTTTACAAAAAACAGGAGCTAAAAATGTCAAATTTACCAGTTGATAGAGATGCAGACTATATGCATCAGATGTGGGGAACCACAAAACTAATTACTGACTATGAAAAACCAAAGACTATTCAAGAGATTATGCACGATGAGATTCCATTAAGAAAGCATTATTTGAAAGAACAATCTGAATTGCATAAAAAAATTCGCAATGATGTAGATTATGATGATTGGGAATATGGAACTGAACCAAATTATGGATCTTCTTGGAAATCGGCATAAATAAAATATAGAAATATATCACGAAATGGCAATACAAAGGATATCTAGATCATTTAAAGATATTAGTTTATCCTTTGATCCACATCCAGTGACAAAGGATCTACCAATACTTAAGAATGAACGTGCAATTACTAGATCAATTCGCAATCTGGTAGAAACAATTCCAACCGAAAGATTTTTTAATTCTTTACTTGGATCTGATGTTCGTTCAAGTTTATTTGAATTTGTAGACTACGGTACTGCATCTATCGTACAAACGCAAATTGAAACCACAATTGAAAATTATGAACCAAGAGTTGACAATGTGAAAGTAGAAGTAGATCCTCAACCAGATAATAATTCATTTGAAGTTACCGTTATATTTGATATTATTGGGCAACAATTTCCAACGCAACAATTTACATTTCTACTAGAGGCAACAAGATAAAATGCCTTTTACTAAATTCACAAATCTAGATTTCGATCAAATAAGAACATCCATTAAGGATTATCTCCGTGCTAACTCTACATTCACGGATTTTGACTTTGAAGGATCTAATTTTTCAGTATTAATTGATACTCTAGCATATAACACCTATATTACTGCATTCAACTCAAACATGATTGTGAATGAATCCTTCTTGGATTCTGCAACACTCAGAGAGAATGTAGTTTCACTAGCAAGAAATATCGGTTATGTACCACGCTCCAGAACCTGCTCTAAGGCACAGGTAACCATTACCGGAACAACTTCATCAACTGAATCAATAGTAACCATTCCAGCAGGTTTGGTGTGCGTAGGGACAGCAAATGATACTTCATATACTTTTTGCACTCCAGAAAATATTTCAACAACGATTTCAAATGGATCTGTAGGTTTCAGTAGCATTACAGTTTATCAAGGAACATTTTTAAAAAAAACCTTTACTGTAGATGGATCCTTAGATCAAAGATTTGTTCTAGATAACGCTAATATTGATACATCTACAATTTTCGTATACGTTAGGGGTATTAATGATAGTGGTGATGGTGTAAAATATTCTTTAGTCGAAAATATCTTAAATATCGATTCTTCTTCACAAATCTATTTAATTCAAGAAGTTCAAGATGAGAAATATGAACTTCTTTTTGGTGATGGTAGATTTGGGAAAAAATTAGATAATAATAGTGTTATTACCGTATATTATATTACAACAGATGGTTCTGATGGAAATGGTGCTTCTCAATTTTCTTTACAAACAACTTTTAAATCATCTTCGGGAAGTAATATTTCATTAATTGGAGCAACTATTACTACAAATCAATCTTCCATAAATGGTGGAGAGATAGAAGCAATTGATTCAATCAAGTATTTTGCTCCAAGAATCTATTCTTCACAATATAGAGCGGTAACTGCGCGTGACTATGAGGCAATTATTAAAAAGATATATCCAGATACAGAATCTGTGGCAATTGTTGGTGGAGAAGAATTAGATCCACCAGAATATGGAACAGTTAGTATAAGCATCAAACCAAAAAATGGTACATTTGTATCCGAATTTAATAAGGAGCAAATTAAAAATAAACTAAAACAATATAGTGTTTCTGGAATCAATCAAAAGATTATTGATCTTAAAATATTATATGTTGAGATTGACTCCTCAATCTATTATAATTCATCTCAAGTTTCTGGAGTAGAATCATTAAAAACGAAAGTAACTAAATCTCTAACTGATTATTCAAACTCAACTGACCTCAATAAATTTGGCGGAAGATTCAAATATAGTAAAGTTCTACAGATTATTGATAATACAGATACTTCCATCACTTCAAATATTACTAAAGTTATCATTAGAAGAGATCTTAAAGTAACACTTGATAATTTTGTTCAATATGAATTATGTTTTGGTAATAAATTTCACTATAAATCCGAAGGTTACAATATTAAGTCAACTGGATTTAAAGTTTTAAACGATCCTGATACTGTATATTTCACTGATGTTCCAAATAAAGATGCAAATGGAAATCTAGACGGAAGCGGTATGGGCATTTTATCGGTAGTAAAACCTGTTTCAGTAGGTATCGGAACAACAATAACATCTAATAATAGAGTTGTTGTTAAATCTGCAGGAACAATTGATTATAATAAAGGTGAAATTAAAATAGGAACTCTTAAAATTATTTCTACTTCATTACCAAATTCAATTATTGAAATACAGGCGTATCCAGAATCGAATGATGTTTTGGGATTAAAAGACTTATATTTGAATTTTAATCTTACAAAAAGTTCAATAAATATGGTTAGGGATGTAGTTGCATCTGGTGATGAAATATCTGGAACAGTATTTGCCAGAGATTTTTATACTTCAAGTTACTCAAACGGAAACCTAATAAGAAAGTAAAATAATGATACAGACGGGATTTGAATCTAGAGTTAAAATACAGCAAATAATCAACAACCAACTTCCAGAATTTATACTGGAGGAAAGTCCAAAAGCTTCAGAATTTCTGAAGCAATATTATATTTCTCAGGAATATCAGGGAGCTCCTGTAGATATTGCAGAGAATCTAGATCAGTATTTAAAACTCGACAATCTAACTCCTGAAGTTGTTGTAGGAAATACTATCCTTAGTTCTAATGTTACTCCTACTGATAAAGTCATTACAGTAACAAGTACTAAAGGATTTCCTCAAAATTATGGTTTATTGAAAATTGATGATGAAATTATCACATATACTGGATTAACTACAAATACATTTACTGGATGTGTTCGTGGGTTTAGTGGAATTACATCATATCATGCAGATTCTAATCAAGAAGAACTTGTATTTTCAACTTCTAAAGCAGATTCCCATGTTAGTGGGTCCACAGTACAAAATTTAAGTTCACTATTTTTAAAAGAATTTTATAAAAAATTAAAATACTCCTTAACTCCAGGATTAGAAAATGTAGATTTTGTTTCCGATTTAAATGTAGGAAACTTCATCAAAAATGCAAGATCTTTTTATCAATCTAAAGGTACTGATGAATCCTTTAGAATTTTGTTTAATGTTTTATATGGTGTTACTCCAAGAGTAGTAAATTTAGAAGATTTTCTGATTAAACCATCATCTGCAGAATATGTAAGAAGAGAAGTTGTATCAGCAGAAAGAATTTCTGGAGATCCTTCAAAATTAGTTGGACAATCAATTTTCAAATCCACAGATTTAGATACTAACGCATCAGTATCTGAGGTAGAAATATTCACTAGAAAAAATAAAACTTATTACAAACTATCACTTTTTATTGGATATGAAGAAAATTCTGCTATCCAAGGTAATTTCACAATTACTCAAAATACAAAATGCCTAGAAAATGTATCTGTAGGTGCATCAGTAATTAGTGTAGATTCTACAATTGGATTTAGTAAATCAGGTACTATTGTATCTGGATCAAATATAATCACTTATACTGATAAGAGTATTAATCAATTTTTGGGATGTTCTGGAATTACAACACCAATTAATTGTACCGATAATGTAAGGTCCGATGAGACTTATTATGGATATGAAGATGGTGATGAAAGTAAAAAGGTAGAATTAAGATTTACTGGAGTATTATCAGAATTTGTACCAATATCAGAATCTTTTAAGGTTAGTGTTGGTGATGAAATTTCAATCAAAAGTCTTGGAGAAAAAATTGTAAATCCAGATCAAAATTTATCATATAAGCAAATTTTTGCAAATTCTTGGTTATACAATACAAGTTCAAGATATGAAATAAATTCTATTAGTGGATCTTCATTAGTACTCAAAAGTCCAATTGATCGTTCCAGTTTAAAGGAAGGTGATCAAGTTGAAATTTTAGAAAGAAACGGTGATACGGTAATATTTCCTACAATAGGAGAAGATATTCCATATGTTAGTAAAAAAATTATCAATAATTTATATTCACTTGAATTAAACAATTTTATCTTTAATCCAACAGCAGGAAAAGAATATGATCTGAGAAGAAGAGTAAATAAAGCAAGTAGTTCAAATGTTCCAATTAAATTTGGAAATGATTCAATTTTATCAGATATACAAAATGTGTATACTGAGAATGATGAGTACATGTATGTCGCATCGAATTCTTTACCGTCAAATAATAGAAATATAGATATACCTTATGCATATCAAATAACAAAAAATATTAATTCGGTTACTGCAGTTGAACTTGGTGATTTTATTGACAATTCATATACATCAATAATTTCCAATACAACTATTCCATTTATCAGTGGTGATATTATATATTACAATCCACAGTCTACTCCTATTTCAGGACTGACAACTGGTTATTATTATGCTGATAAAATAACCAGTAATAAAATCAGATTATATTCTTCAAAATCTTTCATTGGTAGCGATCAATATTTAACTTATGAGTCATCAATTATTTCTCCTGGATCTAGTACATTCACATTAGCATCACAAAAATCTGCAGAAATTGGTCCACAAAAATTACTTAAGAAATTTTCACTACCTCAAAATATACAAAATGGTTCCGGAGAGATAACAACTCCAGGATCAATTGGAATGTTGATTAATGGTGTAGAAATTTTAAATTATAAATCAAATGATAAAATTTATTATGGACCATTAGAATCTATAGAAATTTTAAATGGTGGTAAAGATTATGACGTTATAAATCCCCCAGTGATTTCAATTTCATCTGGTGTTGGTATAACTGCATTAGTTCAACCAGTTCTTAAGGGAAGTATTGAAAAGGTCATTATAGATCCTCAGGATTTTGATATCAATTATTCAGTATTAATTTCTGCAAGTGGTGGTAATGGTTATGGTGCGGTTTTTGAACCTATTATACAGAAAAGGGTAAGAGAAGTATATTTTGATGCAAGATTATCAAGTGATAATGGTGGAGTTAATATTGATTATGAAACTTTATATTTCCTCAAAGATCACAATTTTAAAAATGGTGAGGAAATAGTTTACAATTCAAATGGAAATCTTGAAATTGGTATTGGTACTTATTATGGATCAAATAATACCCAAAATAGAACTTTAGTTAATAACGCAAGATATTATACGCAAGTAGAAAATAATAGAACTATAAAATTATATTCATCTTCGTTAGATTATTTGGCGGGTATTAATACAATAGGATTTACATCGACTAGTAATTCTGGAATACACAAATTTTCAACAATTTCAAATAAAAATACAATATCAGAAATTAAAGTTATTCATGGTGGGGAAGGGTATCAAAATAGAAAGTTAATTGTAAAAACTAGTGGAATATCCACTATCACAAATACAGTTAATTTTAAAAATCATGGATTTAATGATGGAGAACTTATTGAATACAAATATCAATCCTCCCCTATAGTAGGATTGACAACAATAAATCAATATTATATCTCAAAGTTAGATGATAATTCTTTCAGATTGTGTGATGCTGGAATTGGTGGAACTAACTTATCAAATTATGTTAGAAAGAACTATACTAAGTTGCTATCTACAGGATCAGGATATCAATACTTCAGTTATCCAGATATTTCAGTTTCTGTAACATATTCTCCAGTTGGTTTTGGTACTACAACTCAAGTATATTCAATTACAGCAACACCAACTGTTAGAGGAAGTATAATTGATGCATATCTTTATGAAAATGGAACTGGTTATGGAACAACAATATTAAATTTCCATAAAAAACCATCAGTATCAATAAAAAATGGAAAAGAAGCACAATTAAAACCAGTAATTATTAATGGAATGCTGGATTCTGTTTCAATTCAATATGCTGGATATGACTATTATTCCATTCCAGACTTGATTATTAGTGATGCATCTGGTTCTGGATCTGGGGCTAAACTAAAATCAACTATATCTAATGGAAGAATTGCTAATGTAACTGTAATTAATCCTGGTATAGGATATTCTGATACATCAACTAGTATCCAAGTTAAACCTTCGGGAATAAATGCACTTTTTGATGCAAATGTGCGATCACTTACTCTACTTAATAATGTAAAATTTGGTAATGAGTTATTATTAGATAATGGAGATACTTTACAGTATTCTGTTTGTGGGTATTTTGAAACTTTAAAAAATTCATTGAAAGATGATAACTCAGATCATTCCCCAATTATTGGATGGTCTTATGATGGAAATCCAATATATGGTCCATATGGATATCCAGATCCAAATCTAAATTCTGAGAAAAAGGCACTAACTTCTGGATATACATTAAATACTTCAAATATTATTGACAGACCAAATAACTTTGCGAATGGATTTTTTGTTGAAGATTATATCTACACAAATTCTGGTGACTTAGATGAATATAATGGAAGATTTGGAAAAACAAAGGAATTTCCAAATGGCGTTTATGCATATTTTGCAACGATTGATCCCCAAACTCTTAACCCAATTTTCCCATATTTTATTGGTAATAGATATAGATCAAATTTTATAGAAGATAATTCTATTATCGATCAATCATTCGATTTCAATAATTCAAAATTAATTAGAAATACTTTCCCATATAAAATTTCTGATCAATATGCTAACAATGATTTTATAGTGGAGTCTAATGAATTCTCCCAACAAAAATCAGTCATTGAATCGGTTACAGAAGGATATGTAAATGATTTTGATATTTTAAACTCTGGACTAAATTACAAAGTTGGAGATTCTTTGGAATTTGATAATACTAATACCTCGGGTGGAGGATTATTATCTAAGGTTTCATCCATAAAAGGAAAAGATATTGTAAATGTTAGCACATCTACAGAAAATTATTTAAACGCCATTTTTTCTTGGAAGAATGAACGTGAGATAAACATATCTATTTTACCAAATCATAATTTATCAGATAATGATACTGTTATAATTTCTGGATTTTCAACTAATTTAGCAAAATTAAATGGATCATATAAAATAGGAGTTACTTCATATACATCTTCATGTATTTCTACAGTAACTTCATCAACTGCAGGATTATCTACAGAAATTTATGTTGCACAATTCCCATTAGAAGCAATATCAATTGGAAGTAGCATTATGATTGGTAGTGAAACTTTAAAAGTTCTCGAAGTATTTGAAAATTTAAATATCTTAAAGGTTCAGAGAGGTTTAACTGGAGTATCACATACTGCGACAACGCAAATAAATTTCATTCCAAATTCATTTATAATTTCAAAAAATATAGATTATTTTGATTCTAAACCAAATGATAAAGTTTATTTTAATCCCAGAGAATCTGTAGGTGTAGGTACAACCACAGGAATTACAAACTCAATTACTTTTTCTTTTGGTGATTCAACTATTACAAGATCAGTTCCAACAAAAGGAATTTTTATTGAAAATCACCCATTCAAAGATAATCAGCAAGTTGTATTTAATACAAACGGCGCAGCATCCATTTCAATATCAACCTCTGCATCAGCATCTCCAATTGATTTGCCAAGTGTTGTCTATATTGCAAATAAAAATATAAACACTATAGGTATAAAAACTCAAATAAATGGTCAAGAAGTATTCTTCAGAAGCAATGGAGATGATAATGATGGATATTCCTTTGAAAGTTCTTATACTCAGGTAATTGGAAATGTGAAGAAAATTAAATCCACAGTTTCAGTTTCAACTTATCATGAGTTAACTGGTGGAGATATTATTAATTTGAGTATTAAACCAAATCTTTCGGTGGGTATTGGAACTTCAACATCAATTTCTGTTAAGAGAGATACAACTACAGGAAATATTTTAATTAATCCTATTGGATTTAATTCCACTGGCATTAATACATCAACTAGTAGAATTACAATCAATTCTCACAATTTAAATACTGGTGATAAAGTTTTATATTCTGCAAATATAATTGCATCTGGATTATCAACTGGAGCATATTACATTTATAAAATTGATGACAACACTATTAAACTTTCGGAGACTTATAGTGATTGTACACAAAATACACCAATCACTGTAAGTATTGGGAGTACTGGTGGATCGAATCAGACTATTTCAAGAATAAATCCACAAATAAAATCTATAAAAAATAACAATTTGGTATTTAACTTATCAGATTCTTCTTTATTAGGATATGAATTTAAGATTTATTATGATGCAGATTTTAACAATGAATTTGTTTCCACTGGATCCGCAAATACATTTTCATTGATTGGTGTTGGAACTGTGGGAGTATCATCAACAGCATCATTGAGTATAACATATGATGAAAATTTATCTGACAAATTATACTATAATTTGGAAAAATCTGGATATATAAGCACTTCCGATAAGGAAGTCGTAAATGCGTCACAAATACTATTTGTAGATAGTGCATATAAACAATCTTATAACGTATTTGGAATAGGGTCTACAACTTTTAGCATATCACTAAATACAATTCCAGAAAAATTATCATATTCTCAAAGTGAGTGTAGTGTTTTAGAATACTCAACTAGTTCAAAATCCGCACAAGGTGCAATTGATAAGATTGATATTATTTCTGGGGGAACTGGATATAAAAAATTACCTATTTTTACTGGTTCAAATTCTGAAAACGGAACTGGTGCATACATTGTTCCAAAATCCACTACAATAGGAAATCCAAAAGAAGTAAGAATTATTAATGAGGGATTTGAATATTCTTCAGATAAAACCTTAAATCCAATTGCATATATATCCCCACTCATAACAATAGATAATTCTAATACAATTTCTAATATTGAAGTTATAAATTCAGGAAAAAATTATACATATGCACCATCAATTCAAATTGTTAATTCTAAAACTGGAGAAGAAATTGATAGCGGAATTTTAAATGCGATTTTGACTGGTAGTTCTATTGCTTCTGTTAATATTTTACAAGAACCAAAAGGATTACCATCAACAGTTGTGAATTTATTTGCTACCAATAATACAAATGGTATAAGTATTGAAAAAGTGGAATCTTCATCTACTGGTATTTTTACATGTGCAATAACTACACCAACATTAGGTTTTAGTACTAGACCATTTGATATTGGTGATCAAGTTTTTGTTGAAGGAATACAAAAATATGGATCTGGTGGATCTGGATTTAATTCTAAGGATTATGGATATAAATTTTTCACAGTAAGTAATTATAATGACTCTGGTACTTCAGTCAAAGTAACAGTTGATATTTCTTCTCTAACATCAAATACTGGGATTGCAAAAACAATTCAAGATTTATCTGGAAATATTGTAAAATATAGTGATTATCCGACTTTCAAAGTAACTCAAAAATCATCTTCATTTTTAGTTGGTGAAAAAATTATATTAGACGGTAATGAAGTAGATCTTATTATTGCAAATTCTGATAATAATTTCATTAAAGTATATGGATCCTATGAATTATCAGTAGGAGAAGTTATAACTGGAAAAGAATCTGGAAATATTGCAACTATAAGTAAAATTAATGCTAATTTTGGAAAATTTGAAATTAACTATTCAGTAAGAAAAACCAATGGTTGGTCAAATGATATTGGAAAATTGAATCAGGATAATCAATCAATTTCTGATAATGATTATTACCAAAATCTTGCGTATACAATAAAAAGTCCCATTCAGTATGAAGATCTAAGAACTCCCGTAAATAGTTTACTTCATACTAGTGGATTAAAAAACTTCTCCGATACTGGAATTACATCAAGTGCAAAATTTACACTTTCCTCTAAGGAATATTTGACCACAACTAATAATATAATTAATGAAAATAGAGTTGATACAATTTATAATTTTGATTTATCTACTGATGTTGATTTAATTGATGACAAATCAAAATTCATAAAATTAAAAACTAAGAGACTATCTGATTATATTGAGTGTATTAGTAATAGAGTTTTGAAAATTGATAACATAAGTTCAAGATTTTCCAATGAAGATGGTTCACCTTCAGAATTTTTAAATATATTAAAGATTGATTCCTCAGAATCATATGATAATTTATTGTTTAGAATTACTGATCCAGAAAATTCAAAAATTCAATTAACAGAAATTGTTTTATTGAATAATTCAAATGATACTTTTATTTTACAAAAAGGAACAGCATATAATGTAGGGTTAGGATTTACTAGTTACTCAACAGAAGAGTATGGAAACTTTTCAATTATTACTGATATCTATGATGATACATATTTGAGATTCAATCCAACAAATCCTTACGATTATGATTATGATATTAAAGTAATTAAAAGTAACTTTAATTCTACATTAACAGGTATTGGAACTAAATCTATAGGATTTATAGACTTAACTGGATCAAATATAACTGTAAATGCTGGTTTAACAAATTCCATTATTTCTATTCCATCTAATAAGATTGAAGGATTGTATGCAAATGTTCAGATAATCAATACAAATTCAAATCAAATGAATTTTGTTGAATTATATCTAAATTATGATGGAACTAATACATATATTTCAGAATATTATTTTGATTCAGAATCCTCATCAAACAATTATTCGGGAAATTTGATAGGTACATTTGGTGCAAATATTTCTTCTGGAGTTTTATCACTAAATTATACCAATAATTCAACTAATAGTGTTAGTATTAGATCAAAAATTGTTGGATTTGGGACGACGGCAGTTGGAACTGGAGTATACAGATTTAAATCGATAGGAGAAGTTGATGGATATGAAAGATCAGCAATTTTACAATCAAATTATTCATCAAATGTTTCTTCCGCATCAACTATAATATCTACAAATGCCAATGATTTCAATGCAATTAGATCATTGGTAAGAGTGAGTGTTGGAACAACAAGCGCAATTCATAGAATATTAACAATTCATGATAATACTGATAGTTATGTCCAACAAGAAAATTTCACTTCTATTGGAAATATGAATGGTATTGGAACTTTTGGTAGTGTATATTCAGGAAATGATTTTAAATTGATATTCTATCCAGATGTAAATATAACTGGACAAATTAAAATCTCATCCTTTAATGAATGTTTATATAATATTTTAGATTCTGTTAATGTGCCAGAAGATTTGAGTTATGGATCGGTAACTGAATCAATTGATGTTTATTTTTATAATGGAATTAATGGAAATAGAGTGAATAGAACCGAATTCGATTTGACTTCTAATAATTATCCAATTTTTGCAAAAACTTTTAATCCTCAGGATAGTTTAGTACTAAATCCTTCTACTGGAATATTTACAATATCCAATCATTTCTTTAGTAATGCAGAAAAACTCATCTATACACCAAAATCCACATTCATTGGAATAGGTGAAAGTGCAGTAGGAATAGGATCTACATTAAATTCTGCCGGGATTGTTACTAATAGATTGCCATCAGAAGTTTATGTTATTAAAGATTCTGAAGATACCTTTAAACTGTCTACTAGAAAAGATTATGCTTTACTTGGTATAGGAGTAACATTCACTTCTTATGGATTAGGAAATGCCCATAAACTTGAAATGGATAAGAAAAATGAAAAGGTAATTATTAGTATTGACAATGTTACCCAATATCCATTAACATTTACTCCAATAAATTATAATTTATCTGGAAATGGTGGACAAATTGGTACAGATTCAACTTATATTGCACTATCTGGTATTTCATCAATATTCCCCAAAGATATTCTGAAAGTTGATAATGAATATATGAATATTGTGTCAGTTGGACTTGGTACTACAAATATAGGACCTATTACCAATAGTGGTTCAATTCCTTTAGTACTAGTTTCTAGAGGTTTTGTGGGATCATCTGCTACCACACATACTGATTCCACTAATGCTGGAATTTATAAAGGATCTTATAATATTGTAGGCAATAGTATATTTTTTGCAGAATCCCCAAGGGGAAATCCACAGATAATCAGAGATTCTAGTAATTTAACTTTTGAAACTTCCGATTTTGCAGGAAGAGTATATCTCAGAAATGATTATACTACAAATAAAATATATGATGATATTTCAGATAAATTTACAGGAATAGGTAGAACTTTTACATTAACTGTTGGTGGTGCAAATACTGTTGGTTTAGGTACTACTGCTAAAAATGGAATTCTATTCATAAATGGCATTTTCCAAACTCCAAGTACCAATAACAATCCATCAAATAATTTTAAAATTATTGAAACTTCTTCTGGTGGATCTGGAATAACAAGTGTTGTATTTTCTGGAATAACTGATGATAATGGTAATATAATCACATCAATATATGATGTTAATCAAAATCAAACTCCAAGAGGTGGTTTAATTATTTCTCTTGGTTCTTCAATTGGGTTGGGATACGCACCTCTTGTTGGCGCAGCAGTTACTGCTGTAGTTGGTGCGGGTGGTAGTATAGTATCTGTCGGATTTGGAACTACTGATATTCTAGGTTCCGGATATAATGGAATTGTATCTATTGGTGTTACAGTGTATCAAAGTGGACATGCAGGAGTTGGATCCACAGCTATTATTACTGCTACTGTTGGTGCTGGAGGAACTTTAGCATTTTCAATTGGTTATGGTGGAACAGGATATACCAATCCCAAAATATTTGTTTCTCCTCCCTCATACGAAAATCTAGAAATTAGTGGAGTTTCTAGATTGGGTATTGGGTCAACATCTACTACTGGAATTGGTTTACTACTATCTCTTGATGTACAACCTACTTCTACAACTGGAATTGGATCAACATATTTTGAAGTATCCTCATTTAAAATATCAAGACAAGGTTATTCATTTAGACGTGGTGATGTATTTAAACCTGTTGGTTTAGTTACAGATCGAAGATTATCATCACCATTGTCAGAATTTACATTAACTGTCTTAGATACTTTTACAGATTCCTTTGCTTTTTGGCAATTTGGAGAATTTGATTATATCGATTCTGTAAAAAATTATCAGGATGGAATTAGAACAAGATTCCCATTATTTTATAATTCAGAACTACTTAGTTTTGAAACGGCAAATAATTCTCCAATAGATTTAAATAATTTATTATTAATCATTATAAATGGAGTAATTCAGGATCCTGGAGTATCTTATAATTTTAATGGTGGTACATCTTTTGTATTTACAACAGCACCAAAAAAAGAAGACAATATTTCAATATTCTTTTATAGAGGAACTACAGGAGAAGATAGTAAGCAATACAATGTAACTCCAACTGTAAAGAAAGGTGATTTTGTACAGATATTTAAAAATAACAATATTCCAGGAACAGTATCTCAAAATGAAAGAACTATTTTTAATTTATCTTATTCTGACAAATTTGAAACTAACCTATATTCTGATTTGGAAAGTATTGATACAGTAAATGATAAACCTATTAGTTGGACTAAACAAAAAGTTGATTCTGTAATTAATGGTAATATTACTTATAAGACAAGAGATTCTTTAGAATCTCGTATTTATCCAACAGCAAAAATAATTAAAGATTTTTCGTCAGTAAATAATGAAATCTTTATCGATTATGGACCAGGAATTGGACAAACTGTAAATGTATTTAATTATGAATTAAATGCCCCAGGAAGTATTAAATTTGATGCTTTAGTGATTTCTGGAACACCAGATCCCATATCTGGTGCAGTTTCTGCCACAGTTTCTGCTGCAGGAACAATTCAGTCATTAACAATCACAAATCCCGGAAGTGGTTATACTGGTTCAACAGTTACTGCTAAAATTTCTACACCATTGACAGTTGGCATTTTAACAGCACTACCTATGGGTGTAGGTGTTGGTATTGGATCTACTGCAACAGCAACTATCACAGTTTCTGCTGCAGGAACTTTAACAACTCCGATTAACATCACAAATCCTGGATTGGGATATAGTACTGGAATAATTCCTCAGGTTATTGTTCAATTACCTTCAATATCTTCAAAATATATTTCTGAAATTACAATAGTTCAAGGTTTTTCTGGAATTATTACTGGTATCACAACTACTACAGGAACAGGTGGTAATCCATTGGCACTGAAATTCTATCTACGTGCAGATTCTTTTAGTGGAACAGGTCTCACGACAGGTTATCCAATTTATATTAACAATACTTCGGTTGGAGCAGGTGTTACATCTATAGATAGTTCAAATTCTGCAATTGTTGGAATTGGATCCACTTTCTTGGATAATATTTACTACGTACATAGTATTACACCTTCAGGATCAGATGCTGTAGTAATTTCAAACATAAACTCAAATACTTCAGTTGTTGGAATAGCAACAACTGGTACTATATCAAATCCTGTTGGGAAATTTTCTTGGGGAAGATTATCTGGATTTGTAGGAGGTTCTAATGTTTCTATCGGTGTATCTGGTAAAACTGTAGATGTTGGATTATCAACTTTCCCATCTATTCAAAGAAGAAATGGTGGATTTCAATTGACTGGCGCATTGCTACAATAAACTACATAAATATAGAAAAAACTATTAATATGTCAGCATTTGTAACAGATCAATTTAGAATTTTAAACGCTAATAATTTTGTAGAATCCGTAACGAATTCTACAAATTCATATTATGTTTTTCTTGGATTACCAAATCCCACTGGTACATCTTTAGGATCTGTAGGATTTGGTAGAAGTGTTACTTGGAATTTGGATCCATTAGTTCCTACTGATAATATTTCATATCAAAGTCATTATAAAGATACTTCAATTTTTGGTAAAAAAATAACGGATTCAAATATTCGAAGAATTATAAGAAAAGTTGATTGGACAGTAAATACACAATATGAAATGTATAGACATGATTATAGTGTTTCAAATGTGACACCATTATCAAAATCTCCACGACTTTATGATTCGAATTTTTATGTAATAAATTCTGATTATAGAGTTTACATATGCATAGACAATGGATCCTCAGGAATTAATCCAACTGTCCAAAGATCTAAAGATGAACCAAAATTTACAGATTTGGAACCATCTGCAGCTGGTACAAGTGGTGACGGATACGTTTGGAAATATTTATTTACAGTTTCTCCTAGTGATATTATCAAATTTGATTCTACTGAGTATATTGTTGTTCCAAATAATTGGCAAACATCAACCGATTCTCAAGTTGTTTCAGTAAGAGAAAATGGGAACTCTACATTAAATCAAAATCAAATTAAAAAAATATATATTGAAAACGGTGGATCTGGATATAATGCAGGAACTGCCAAAATTCTTGGTGATGGTAGTGGAGGAGAAGTTTCTATTCAAGTCTTAAATGGCGTTATAACTTCTGCTACTGTGACATCTGGTGGTAGTGGATATAGTTATGGAATAGTTGATCTAGGTCCCCTTCAAAAAACTAGTTTGAGTAATTATGCAAAATTAATTCCAATTATCCCACCATCTAAGGGGCATGGATATGACTTATACACTGAATTGGGTACTGATAAAGTATTAATATATGCTCGTTTTGATGATTCGACAAAAGATTTTCCAGTAGATACAAAATTTTCTCAAATTGGAATTGTTAAAAATCCAACATATTTTGATTCTGATGTAATATTTGACGAAAATCAATTTTCATCCCTATATGCAATAAAACTTACTTCTGGCACTCCAATTGTTGGGGAAAAAATAACACAAACTTTAGCAAGTGGCAAAATTGCAAAAGGTTATGTGGCTTCATATGATAGCGAAACTAAGGTAATGAAATATTTTGGAGATAGGTCATTATACTATAATCCTACCAATGGTTATATTGATCAAACAGATTATAACGCAGTTTCTTTAAACTCTCAAGTTTTAAATTTTGAATCTTCATCAAATCAGATTCAACCATATTCAGCATCTATTGATGTATCTTTTGGCGATCCTACTCCAACAAATAAAGTTACTGTGGGAAATAAAGTTATAGATTTGGGAGTTACTTTCACAAAAGGATTGGCGAATCCAGAGATAAATAAAGCATCAGGAGATATTATTTACATTGATAATAGATCTCTAGTTTCTAGAAGTTCCAGGCAAAAAGAAGACATTAAAATTATCTTAGAATTTTAAAGAAAATGGCACAAAAAACAAATTTAAACATTAATCCATATTATGATGACTTTGATCCTAAGGATAATTTTTATAAAGTACTGTTCAATCCTGGAAGGCCGGTACAATCTAGGGAATTAACAACTCTACAGTCTATCTTACAAAATCAAATAGAAACCTTTGGAAGTAATATCTTCAAAGAAGGATCTATGGTGATTCCTGGCAATATTGGATATGATGGACAGTTTTATTCAGCAAAACTCAATTCAACTAATTTTGGAGTCGATATTTCATTATATATTAATTATTTTAAAGGTTTAAAGATAACAGGACAATCTTCCGGAACAACAGCAGTAATTCAATATATTGCTTTGCCTGATGGAAATAATATCGAAGAATTAACAATATATGTAAAATACTTAGATGCTGATAATAATTTTATTTTCAATCCATTCCAAGATGGTGAATCATTAGTTGCCAATGAGAATGTAACTTATGGTAATACTACAATTAATGCGGGAACACCATTTGCTTCGCTAATCTCTACAAATGCAACTTCCATAGGTTCTGCAGCTTCAATCAGAAATGGAGTTTACTTTATTAGAGGTTATTTTGCTAATGTAACAGATCAAACAATACTTTTAGATTCTTACACAAATACTCCCTCATATAGAATTGGTTTAAAAATTGATGAGTTAATTATCACATCTAAAGATGACAAAACATTATATGATAATGCAAAGGGTTTTACCAATTATGCCGCACCAGGTGCAGATAGATTTAAAATTAACTTAGTATTGACCAAAAAACTCTTAACTGATACAAACGATACAGATTTTGTTGAATTATTGAGAGTTCAAGATGGTAAACTTAAAAAGATTGAAACTAAAACTCAATATAATATTATAAAGGATTATCTTGCACAAAGAACTTATGATGAATCTGGTGATTATTCCATCGAACCATTTATTCCATCTATTCATAATTCATTAAATGATAGATTAGGAAATAATGGAATTTTCTTTAGTGATGAGAAAACTGAAGAACTTAATACACCATCAGATGACTTGATGTGCGTAAAAGTATCTCCCGGAAAATCGTATGTAAAGGGATATGATGTTGTTAAAATTGGAACAACCATTCTTGATGTTGCAAAACCAAGAGATACTAAAAATGTATCTAGGGTGAATATTCCATTCGAAATGGGAAATATTTTAAGAGTTAATAATGCAGCGGGAGCACCAAAGGAAAGATATCCAATTTCATTATATAATAGAAGAAAGGGTGATTCTGGATCCGTAATTGGTAGTGCTAGGGTATATGCATTTAATGTAACCGATGCATCATACTCTAATGCAACAACTAATTGGGATCTATATCTTTATGATATTCAAACATATACTGTATTGACATTAAATTCTGCGGTTTCATCTTCAGAATTAAAGACAACATCTTTTGTTAAAGGAAAAAGTAGTGGAGCAAGTGGTTATTCAGTTTCTGATGGTAGTGGAACATCTGTCAGTTTAAGGCAAACTTCCGGGTCATTTTCAGTCGGAGAACAAATTGTTATTGATGGATTAGATTCTTCAAGAACTATTACAGAAATTACAGTTTATTCAACTCAGGATATTAAATCAGTATATCAATCAACTTCAGGATTTCCAACCTTTACCGCAGATCTACAATTAGAAAAATTTGCTCTTCCGAACGGAGTAACTAAAGCAACAATTACTTCTGGTGGATCAATAACTTCACCATCTAAGGTTTTTACTGGAGTAAGAGTAGGTAGTATTATTAGGTATCAAGTAGCAAGTGGAACGGATGAAAAGTTTAACAGGGTAACTGGGGTTTCTCCTGATGGTTTAACAATGACCGTTGTAGCACTCGGTGTATCTGTTTCTGGAATATGTGATGGTACATTACCCTCAACTGCAGAATATGACATTTCAATTGGATCTCCATTTATAAGAAATGAAAATTCTGGATATCTATATGCACAATTACCAGATAAAAACATTTCATCAGTTGATCTATCAGATTCAAATCTTTCTATTTCTGCACAAATAACAACGAATGTTGTATCAAGTACTTTAACTTTCAGTACTTCAGATTTTACTGGAATTACAAGTTCATATCTGTTACCATTTGATGCAGAAAGATATTCAATTCATTACTCAGATGGTGTAATTGAAAAACTAACTTCCGATAAATTTTTATTATCAGGAAATAATGTTACAGTATACAATCTAAACAAATCATCTGATACTGGAACTATTGTTAATGCATCCTTAGTTAAAAATGGTGTTCAAAGTAAAATAAAGGAGTATAGTAGAAGTAGAATAATTAATATATCATTATCAAAGTATCCCCAATCTGGAGTTGGTATTAATACAACATTAAATGATGGATTGACATATAATAGATTTTATGGATTGAGAGTACAGGATGAAGAAATTTCCTTAAATTATCCTGATGTATCTAAAATTATTGCAATTTACGAATCTTTTGATACCAATAGTCCAACATTAGATCAAATTGAATTTAGTTCCAGTACTAATGTATCGACAAATGCAGTAGTTGGTGAAAACATACTGGGAAATTCAAGTAAAGCAATAGCACGAGTAGTAAAAAAATCAATTTCTAATCCAAATGCGTTAGAAATTGTATATTTGAATGAGAATACGTTTTCTGCTGGAGAAAATGTAGTATTTGAAGAATCCAATATTACTACAGATATTATATCAATAACATTAGGAAAATATAAAAATATTACAAATTCATATAGATTGGATGGTGGTCAAAAAGACCAATATTATGATTATTCTAGAATTGTTAGAAATCAAAATACTACCGTACCTGCTAAAAACTTATTAGTTGTATTTGATCATTATACTGTACCAACTAATGATACTGGTGATGTATTTACTATATTAAGTTATGATAAATCAAGATTTACAAATGATATTCCAAGTATTGGACCAAAAAATATAAGGGCTTCGGATACTCTTGATTTTAGACCAAGAGTTCCTGTATTTACAAGTACAAGTGCTTCACCGTTTGATTTTTCTCAAAGAGATTTTACATCCTCTCCAAAACTTATTTTATCACCAAATGAAAGTTCTCTTATAGGATATAGTTATTATTTGGGAAGAATTGATAAACTATATGTGGATAAATTTGGAAAAATATTCATTAATAAAGGAGTATCCGATATTAATCCAAAATCTCCCGCAAAAAATAATGAGGTAATGGAACTTGCCACTATTACTTTGCCACCATATCTCTATAGACAACAAGATGCAAAAATAACTCTTGTTGACAACAGAAGATATACTATGAGAGATATTGGAAAAATTGAAGATAGAGTTGAAAATTTAGAAAGAGTAACTTCACTTTCATTACTCGAAGTAAATACGCAAACACTACAAATTCAAGATGCTGATGGAAAAGATAGATTTAAATCAGGATTCTTTGTAGATGATTTTAAAAACTACGATTTAATCAATTTAGATATTTCCAAAATACAAGTGAATAATGATGCTAAAGAATTGAGACCAATCATCAGTAGAAATTCTTTAGCACCTCAACTTGCACCAGCAAAATATATAAGTGATGAAAAATTAGATCTAAATATAAATTTTGAATTGTTGGATCCAAATGTTCAAAAAACAGGAAAGGCAGTAACTTTAAAATATGATTCTATTGGATGGATAGAGCAACCTTTTGCAACTACAGTTGAAAATGTAAATCCATTTAATATCATTGTATATCGTGGAGATGTAAAATTAACACCAGAAGAAGATCGCTGGGTTAGAACTGTTCAACTTCCAAATAGACAAGTTTCAATTACTAAAAATATAAATCTTGATCTTGGATCAATTAGGGGGCAAGATACAACTTCAAATTCAAGCACTGGTTCGGGAGCACTGGTATCGAATGAATACGTGATAACCGAAAATAAAAAGGAAATAAGAAGTTCAACTACAAACACTGATGTAACTAGCGAAAGAACCTTTGTTGGATCTTATGAAGAATCTTTTATGAGATCTAGAAATACTGAATTTTTGGTATCAAATCTTGCACCAAAAACACAATATTATCAATTCTTTGATGGAAATAGTTCCGTAGATTTTATTCCAAAATTGGTGGAGATTGCAAATGATGAATCTTTACAGAACTATGGAGCATCTGGATCATTTAAAGTTGGAGAAACCGTTGTAGGTAGTTACAATGGTAACAACTTAATTGAATTTAGAGTTGCATCTGGAAATCATAAGTACGGATCATATAGTTCTCCATCTACAACATATCAAATAAATCCATATTTACCAAATGAAGTATTACCTTCATCATATAGTTCATCTTCAAAAATTTTGAACGTTGATACACATTCACTATCACAAGGATCTCAAGGAAAATATTCTGGATATCTAATCAAAGGTATGCAATTAGTTGGTCAAGATAGTGGTGCAGTTGCATATGTAAAAGACCTTAGATTAATATCCGATAATTATGGTGATTTAATTGGATCATTTTTTATTAGAGATCCAAATACAAATCCTGCACCAACAGTCAGCATTCATCTTGGAAAGAAAACTTTTAAACTAACATCAAGTTCAACTAATGCATCATCTCTTCCTGGAAGTAGTGATATTTCTTCCGCAGAATCTACATATGTTTCTGAAGGTATAGTTGAAGAATTTGAAAATATAGTTACAACAACTAAAACTACAACAAATACATTAATAACGCAGGTAAGTAGAAATACCGAAACCATTGCAAGATATTATGATCCTTTAGCGCAAACATTTGTTGTTGGTGGAAATGTAGAGGCACCAAACCCAATTAATACAAATGATGATGTGAATGGTGCATTTTTAACCGCTGTTGACTTATTCTTTGCTAAAAAGGATACTGGTAATTGTCCCGTAAAAATTGAAATAAGAACGGTCGAACTGGGAACTCCAACGAGAACTATTATTGGAAGTCCAGTAACATTAAGACCAGACCAAGTAAATATCTCAGATAATGCAGAAACTGCGACTAATGTGGTATTTGATTATCCAATATTCTTGAATCCTGGTAGAGAATATGCAATCGTTATTGTTTCAGAATCAAGTGACAAATACGAATTATGGACTGCAGTAATGGGTGAAAAGACTGTAAATACTATTTCATTACCAAATGCTGAAAGTGTTAGATACACTACACAATTTTCTATGGGAAGTCTATTTAAATCCCAAAATGGATCTATATGGACAGCAAATCAGTATCAAGATCTCAAGTTTAAACTTTATAAGGCACAATTTACAGCAAATACTGGTACAGCATTCTTCTACAATCCAACATTAGATAAGAGTAATAAGTATGTTAAAAATTTAATTGAAAATCCATTAACAACATTAGGTAAAACTGCAAAAATTGGAATTACTACTACAAGCAGTTCTTCAGTAATTGGTATTTTAACAACTGGAAGAAAAATAACCGAAAGTGCAACCAAAATCAGGTATGGATATATTGTTGGGACGGGAGGTTCAGTATCGTCTGTTGGTCTTACTACGGGTGGAAAAAATTATGTTTCTGATTCCAATGTAGAAACATTCCCAATAACTGGAAATGGATCTGGTTTGATATTGAATATCACGGCATCTTCTGGAGTAATTAGTGGGACTCCAATTATAGTATCTCCGGGTAATGGATATGCTAATGGAGATGTAGTCGGTATTGTAACGTCAACTGCAGGAAATACTGGAAACGGTGCGAGGATTAGTATTGCTGTAAATGGAAGTATTGATACTTTATATCTTGGAGGAGTTCAGGCAGAAGATTTTACTGTAGGTGCTGGGTTAAGTTACTACAACAATTCAGGAGCAATTGTTAGTCTTGGAGCAACAGTTATTACAAGTAAATCGATTCCAACTGATCAAAATTCTGGAAACTTTATATGGGTTGATCATTTTGATCATGGAATGTATGCAAAGACAAATAAATTAATTTTAAGTGACGCTCAATCCAATATTGCTCCAGCAGTACTCACCTCAACATTATCAAATTCTGAAGTTAATAGTATTAGTATTGGAGATACTTCAAATTTTGTAACATTTGAAGGTATGCCAGTAGGACCGAATAATCCTGGATATGTAAAAATTGAAAATGAAATTATTAGTTATCAAACTGTTGGTACTGGTGTATTGAATACACTAGGTAGAGGAATAGATTTTACTACTATTTTAGAACATAAATCCAATACTAATACTTTAGTATACAAATATGAATTGAATGGAGTTTCTCTCAGAAGAATTAATACAACTCATGATATTAGTGATATTGGTATTGAATTGGATGGATATTATGTCGAAATCGATAGAACATCTGCAAAAGGAACGAATAGATCTTTAGATAATTCTTTAACAGGTGCTCCACAATTATCATTTACAAATACACAAACTTTGGGTGGATCCAAAGTTATGGGAACGGAAAATATACAATATGATGCTATAGTTCCACACTATGATGTTATAACTCCAAGTTCTTCAACTTCTGTTACTGCATCTATTAGATCTGTAACTGGTACTAGTATTTCTGGAAATGAAACTTCATTCTTGGATAATAAATTTGAACCAATACAATTGAATAAAATTAACAAATTAACTACTACAAGATTGGTATGCTCAAATATAAATGAGATCACCTATTTGGACAATTTGGCAAGAAATAAATCATTTACTACAGGAATAGTTTTAAATACCAGCGATAAGAATTTATCTCCAATAATTTATTGTGATAACAATAAGACTGAGTTTTATAGCAATAGATTGAATACACCAATTTCAGATTATGCATCTGACGGAAGAGTTAATTCTATAGTATATGATCCACATTCTGCAGTTTATGTTTCAAATACAGTCAGATTGACACAGGCAGCATCTTCTTTAAAAGTTATTTTATCTGCTTATCGTCATGAATCATCAGATTTTAGAGTTCTATATAGTTTAATCAGAGCAGACTCTAGCGAAATTCCTCAAGCATTTGAGTTATTCCCTGGTTATGATAATCTAAAATATACCACCAATGAAGGATATTCTATTTTAGATAAATCCAAAAATAGTGGAAGACCTGATGTATTTGTAAGTCCAAGTTTAAACAATCAATTCTTGGAGTATCAATTTACTGCAGATAATCTTGATTTATTTACAGGATATACAATCAAAATTGTAATGTCTGGAACTAATCAAGCATATGCTCCAATAGTCAAACAACTTAGAACAATTGCAGTAAGATGATACGAGTTGAAGGATATACAAATTTGTATAGAGATGAAGAAACTGGTGCCATAGTTAATTGTGATACTATGGCATATAATACATATGTTAGTTCACTAAATGTAAAAGATTCTCAAAAAAGAGAAATTGATGGTATAAAAAGTGAAATAAGTGAGATAAAATTTTTACTAAAACAATTACTTGAAAAAAATGAACCCATCTGAAATTGAATTGAATTCTGTTACAAAACTTTTCGAATACGAAAAAATATCAAGAGAAATTGATCAATGTAATCACATTGATGACTTGAAAAATATTGCAAAGTCTTATGTAAAACTGAATTTGGCACAACAAGAATTACTTCTACAATTTGACACTAAACTATGGTATAAATAAAAAAGTAGATCCAGAAAAATAAATGGCAGCTGTATATGTTAGCAATTTAGTAATAAATGCTGGGTGTGATTTTTCACAAACTTTCAATTTAGAGGAAATTGAAACTAACTCCATATTTAATTTAACAGGATACTCAGTATTTGCTCAGATGAGGAAATGGTCTGGGAGTTCTACTGCTATAAATTTTACTGTAAATACTGCTTCAGCATCAGATGGTAGAATAATCATCACATTGACGGCACAACAAACAGCAAATATAAAACCTGGTAGATATATCTACGATGTTGTAACTTCTGATCAATATTTGGGTAGAAATAGAGTAATTGAAGGTATGGTTCTTGTAAGAGAAGGAGTTACACGATAATGTCAGATATAAGAGTCAGGGTAGGGCAAGAAAATGCAGTTAAAGTTATTGCCAGCATATCAGGATCTTCTGGTACTAAGACATTAGTATCTACTAATGTAATTGGTGGTATTGCATCAGTAACTCAATTAAGTGTAAGTGGAGTATCTACATTTTCAAATAGTATATATTACACACCATATTCTGATAATAGTTTTGCAGGTGGAGTGGCATATTTTGGTTATTCCGGAATATTAACTTCAACGAGACGTGCATCATTTGCATCTACCTCTGAGACTAATTTTGTACTTTCAACAAATAATGAAGGAATGCCAGCCTGGGCAAATGTAATCGATGGAGGAGAATACTAATGGCAAAACCAACTACTCGCCAAGAACTTATAAATTATTGTCTAAGGCGCCTAGGTGCCCCTATACTGGAGATTAACGTAGATGATGACCAAGTAGATGATTTGGTCGATGATGCCCTCCAGTACTTCTATGAGAGGCATTTTGATGGTGTTGAGAGAATGTATTTGAAATATAAAGTTACACAAAATGATCTTAATAGAGGAAAGTCCACAGGAACAACAGGTGTAGGAATTGTGACCACTACAGGATCTGCAAATATTAGTGGAATTGGTACTACATCATTTAATTTTTATGAATCGTCAAATTTTATTCAAATTCCAGATTCAGTTATAGGAATTGAAAAAGTATTTAAATTTGATACTAGCGATATTTCTGGTGGAATGTTTAGTATCAAATATCAACTATTTTTAAATGATCTTTATTATTTCAATTCTGTTGAACTTTTACAGTATGCAATGGTAAAAACATATCTAGAAGATATTGATTTTCTATTAAAAACTGATAAACAAATAAGATTTAATAAAAGACAAAATAGAATGTATTTGGATATTGATTGGGGAGCACAGAAGAAGGATACATTTTTTGTTATTGATTGCTATAGAATTTTGGATCCAAATGATTTCACTAAAGTTTATAACGATAGTTTTCTTAAAAGGTATCTTACAGCATTAATAAAAAGACAGTGGGGACAAAATCTAATTAAATTTAGAGGAGTTAAATTGCCTGGTGGTATTGAATTAAATGGTAGAGAACTATATGACGATGCAGAAAGAGAAATTGAAGCAATAAGAGAAAGGATGTCAATGGATTATGAACTTCCACCTTACGATTTTATTGGATAATGGCACTCAATCCGTTCTTTTTACAAGGATCTCCTGGAGAACAAAGACTTATTCAGGAATTAATTAATGAGCAGTTACAAATTTATGGTGTAGAAGTAACTTATATACCAAGAAAATTTGTAAGACAAGAAACCATTATAAGAGAAGTTACTTCATCAAGATTTGATGATAATTTTGCTATAGAAGCATATGTAAGTAATTATGATGGTTATATGGGATCGGGGGATATCTTAACAAAATTTGGAATGAGTTTGAAGGATGAATTAACTCTAATTATTTCAAAGGAAAGATTTGAAGATTTCATTTCTCCATTTTTATCTTCTATGGATCCTGAGGAGATTATACTCACAACTCGTCCAAGAGAAGGTGATATTGTTTATTTTCCTTTAGGTAAAAGATTATTTGAAGTTAAATTTGTAGAACATGAAAAACCATTTTATCAACTAGGAAAAACCTATGTTTATGAACTTCAATGTGAATTATTTGAACTTGAAGATGAAGTTGGTGGATTTACTGATTCAAATACAACTGTTGAAGAGATTGATTCTACTTTACAATCTCAAGGTTATATAACTTCTTTACAGTTATTTGGATCTGGTCAAAGAGCAACTGCATCTTCTGGTATTGGAAGTGGATATGTGAGAAAAATTACTCTTTCAAATGATGGATATGATTACGTTGGAATTCCTACCGTTTCAATTACACCAGCTCCATTCGGGGGGACAACAGCTACTGCAGTTGCATTCACTACATGCAGGGGGGGTGTTTGTTCTATTAAAGAAATTTTATTAGTAAATACCGGGTCAGGTTATACTGTAGCACCTTCTATAACAATTTATCCGAACGGTAGTGGAAGAGGTGCCGAAGCTTCATGCGAAATAGTTACAGGTTATCGTGGAATTAGGAATATTGGAATTCAAACTTACGGGCAAGGTTATGTAGGAATTCCTACGGTTTCAATTACACCAGCTCCTACTGCAGGTTTAGCAATAACTGCAGTAGGACGAGCAGTTGTTGGTACTTCTGGAAGTATAACTGATATTCTTATCATAGACGCTGGAGTGGGATATTTAAGTGCTCCAGGTATAACAATAGCATCTCCCCCATTACTTACTGGAATTGGAACATATAAATTTAATGAAGTTGTTACTGGATCAATTTCTGGAACAACTTCAAGAGTCAAATCTTGGGATAAAGATACCAAAGTACTTGACGTTGGTGTAATTGATGGAACATTTGAACCTGGAGAAATAGTAGTTGGATCTGCATCATCTGCAAGATACAGTCTCAAAACTGTTTATAAATCTGAATTCGCAGATAAATATGAAGAAAATGATCAGATTGAAGAGGAGGCTGATCTTATTGTAGATTTTTCAGAATCAAATCCATTTGGTAACTATTAATTTTATAAATATAGTAGTTGATAAAAATACTATCCAATGAAAAATTATTATCATAACCACCACATAATACCAAAACATATGGGTGGTAGTGATGATCCGGACAATCTTATTAGGTTAACTATACAAGAACATGCGGATTCTCATAAAATCCTTTGGGAAAAATATGGAAAAAAAGAGGATGAAATTGCTTGGAGAATGTTAAGTGGGCAAATAACTCCATATGAAGCAACTATGGAGGCAATTAAAAATTCTTCAAAAAAAACTTGTGAAAAAAGAAATAAAGAAAACAATCCAATGTGGGACCCCAAAAATGTAGATAAAGCGAAAAAAAATATTAAAAAATTTTGGGATAATAATCCAGAATTAAAAAAAGAAGTATCGAGAAGATCAAAACTAATAAATACAGGTAAAATGAGAACGGAACAACAAAAAGAAAATTATAGAAATGCCAGATTGGGAAAATACTATCCAACCTCAAAAAGAAAATGTTCTTGTTTAGGTTGCAAAAAGGAAACAACAACGCAAGCATTTCATAGAGTTCATTTAAAAAAATGTTTTGAATAAACGGGTATAGAAAAACGCTAGGAACTTACTACTATCACCATATTATAAGAAAAACAATTATTGCCTTTGGTACTGTCTTTAATCAGATTTATATTAAACACCAAGATGCAAATAATGAAACTTATAGTGAACTAAGAGTACCATTAGCATATGGTCCTACACAAAAATTCCTTGCTCGCTTGACTCAACAGGCAGATTTAAATAAACCAGTTCAAATTACTTTGCCCAGAATGTCATTCGAAATGACTTCTATAAGATATGATCCTTCAAGAAAGGCAACGGTTACACAATCTTTCAAGGCATCGGATGGACAAAACTTGAAAAAAGTTTACATGCCTGTTCCATATAATATTGGATTTCAACTTAGTATCATGTGCAAATTAAATGATGATGCCCTACAAATAGTTGAACAAATTTTACCATATTTTCAACCAGCATTTACATTAACTGTAGATCTTGTAGATTCAATTGGAGAAAGGAGAGATATTCCTTTAAATTTGGATGAAATTTCATTCAAAGATGATTATGAGGGTGACTTTTCTACAAGAAGATCTTTAATTTATACATTAAATTTTACCGCAAAGACTTATCTCTTTGGTCCTATTTCAGATACGACCGATGGACTTATTCGTAAGGTACAGGTTGATATGTATACTAGTACAGATACTGTAAATGCTAAGAGAGAGATGAGATATACTGTTGTTCCGGATCCAATTGATGCTGCGCCAGATGATGATTTTGGATTCAATGAGAATTGGGAATACTTTAATGATTCAAAATCATATAGTCCCACACAACATATAGATATTTAATAAGTTAATCAACATGGCAAATAATTTTGAATCTATTGACGCAGCATTGAATACTGAAAGTAGTATTGTCGAAGTTGAACCAAATTCGCCCAAAATTCAACTAATAAAACCAACACCTGATGATGTTCAAAAAGATTATGAGTATAGTAGAGCACAATATTATTCAATTATTGAAAAGGGACAAGAAACTTTAAATGGAATTATGGAACTGGCAGCAGAAACTGCCAGTCCAAGAGCATATGAAGTTGCCGGACAAATTTTAAAAAGTGTTAGTGATGCTGCAGATAAATTAATTGACCTTCAAAAGAAAATGCGTGTAATTGAAGATGAAAATATTAAGACTACCAATAATGTGACGAATAATGCCGTATTTGTTGGATCAACCTCCGAATTACAGAAATTACTAAAGCAAGGTTTTCTAAATAATAAAGAGTAATTTAATTACATGCGAATAAAACCTCATAAATCAGTTGAACAAATTGCAAGAAAACATCGTATGGATGTTTCTGATATTCAGAGGCAACTTGATATGGGTGTTCCTATTGAGCACGAACATACTCACAATAAAACTTTAGCAACTGATATTGCTCTTCAGCATTTAGATGAGATTCCAGATTATTATACTCGTTTGAAAAAGATGGAAGCATCCGCAAAGAAAGAACACAAAAAGTTCAAGGATGTAAAAGAAGATGCAGTAACCGACCTTCAAAGAGGTATTACTGAATTGCCTGATGCATCTTATGGATCTATTGATAATTTGATGAGACGCATTATGAAGAAAAGAAAAATGAGTGCCAAACAACTTCATAATGATTTTGTCAATAAACACAATCAAACTCCAGATACTTGGGCAAAAAAGAACATGAAAGAAGAAACCAAATCGGGAGATCAAGGTCTTCGTGATTGGTTTGGTAAATCCGAATCAAAAGATAAAAAACCAGGTTGGGTAAATGTTGTAACTGGTGGAACTTGTGCAAGTGACGAACCTGGAGAAGGAGTTCCAAAGTGCGTATCTTCTCAGAGAAGGGCAAATATGTCCAAAGAAGAAAGATTAACAGCATCAAGAAGAAAAAAAGCAGCAGATCCTGGACAACAAGAAAAATCTGGTGCTGCAAAACCAACAAATGTAAGGACGGAAGAAATGGATCTCCAAGAAGTAAAAGATAAACCAGGTAAAGGTAGTGGAAAAAAAGATGCCTGTTACAATAAAGTAAAGTCAAGATATGATGTTTGGCCCAGTGCATATGCTTCTGGAGCACTTGTCAAATGTCGTAAAGTTGGTGCTGATAATTGGGGAACAAAATCTGAAGATTGTTGGGATGGATATAAGCAAGAAGGTATGAAAAAGAAAGGTAAAAAAATGGTTCCAAATTGTGTGCCAGTAAAAGAAGAATCGGGTGTAAGATATTGTCCAAAATGTGCAAAAAATGAGACTCGTAATGAATGTAAATACGGTCAAAAGTATTGGGATATGTTCTCAATGCCCATTACTTTGAAGAAGTATACACCAAATACTCCACATCCAGGAAATATGCCAGAAGAAAAGGATCATGAGTATTCAATGGCACGTTCAGAACTGAATACAATTATGACCGCTGCAAAAAAATTGAAGAAAAAAATGAAAGGAGAGGGTAATATTGAAGCATGGGTTCAATCAAAAATTACCAAAGCGGCAGATTATATTGATACTGCTGCCGATTATATTGGTAGTGGAGAAAGTAAGGTAAATGAGGACACTACTATTGAAGATGCAAACGGCAATACATTTCTTAGAATTATTAATATTATCAGACCTGAATCATTGAAGACAACAAAAGGTATTGGTAATAGATTAGTTGGAGAAAGTATTTCTGGTGAACCAAAGTTAAGACCAGGATCTGGACTTGGTGGTGGAAAACCAGTTTATCCAAAAGGAAAAGAACCAAAACCAACAGGTGCAGAATTACCAAAATTACCTTTAGCAAAAGGGGAAGGTGGATCTCCTGGCCAACCATATAAAGCACCAAAAGAAGATCCAAAAAATCCTTATGTTCCTGCTCCAAAAAGACCAAATGTTCAATTAGCACATTACGAGTCCGAAGGAACTTATATTGAAGAGCAAGTATCAGATACAGATACGGCACAGGAAAAATTTGATAAAAGAGTTAATGCTGCAAAAGCACCTGGATTAACACCTGCATTGAAAGTAAAAATCCTAAAATCAGCTTCTGAGATTCATCCATCAAAAGTAAAAACTCTTGAATCTTTTATGATTGAAGCATCCGCTGCTTGGCAAAGAAAAGAGGGAAAGAATCCTGAGGGTGGTCTAAACAAAAAAGGGATTGCTTCTTACCGCAAAGAGAATCCTGGATCACGCCTCTCACTTGCGGTTACAACAAAACCTTCCAAATTAAAAAAAGGATCAAAATCAGCAAATCGTAGAAAATCTTTTTGTAGTCGTATGTCCGGCATGAAAGCAAAATTAACAAGTGCAAAAACCGCCAATGATCCCAATTCAAGAATAAATAAGTCATTAAGAAAGTGGAATTGTTAGTATGACACATGAAGTGAACAAAATTGCAATCAAGGTCTTTTACTAGAATGAAAAGTTTCAAACAATTCCTCTCCGAAAGTATTAATATTGCGGGAGATTTTAATGGCACATTAAATATCGGTAGTGCATCTCAACCAGAGCAGGTTGGAGAAAGTTACGTTGCAGATGTTGTGTGGCAAGGAAGTATCTACAGAATGGAATTAACTTCAGAAGGAATGCCAACTAACCAAAAGTTGACCGAAGACCTTCAAAGCGAATATCCTGGTGCAATTGTTCATAACATTTATCCAGTAATTGAAAAGGCAGTTAATATTAAAAATTCAAAAAGATATCATCCTACAAAATTAGATTGGTTTTGATTTATGGCACAGTGGAATAAAATTATTCAAGACTTTCTAAATCAAGAAAGAAGTCTTTTTGAAGTCCCAATGATTGCTACTAGGGATGGGAATGTTGTAGATGAAACAAATAGATTTCCAGTAGGTATTGGTTCTACTGGTTTTGTATCTTTGAAGCAAGGTTCTGTACCAATTAGTTATACAAATCCTCTTCCAGTATCATTAGGTTCTTCCAATATTACAATTACTGGTGATGTAAATATAGGAACAACAGTATCAGTCACAAGCACTCCCGAAAATCCTGTCCATACTCATATTACAGAAGTTGGAACATCAGGAATTATTGCAACACCATACCTTCCAGTAGGTATATCAACTTTTAATAATATTATAGTTATCAAACAATCTGAAGGCAGTTTATATTCATTCAACAATCACGCAACAAATACAAATCGTGGTTGGACTATGG